TACGTGGGATTGACCGGATCATAGTCCAGCAGACTGCCACAGTATGAGCGCAGTGAATCCAGATTCACAGATCCCCCAAAGTGATGAGCAAATGCCCTGCAGGCGTGCAATACCTGCAGGGCACATCAGTGGCTATCAGTAGCCGGGATACACGTAGACCGTGGCGACGTTCAGAGTATCTGCCTCCAAAGCGACGGCCACAATGCGTGTGGTGTCAGTGTTGACATACACACCCAGCTGGCCTGCAGTGGCACTGATGGCGAGACTATTGCCTGCCACGGTAGCGCCTGCGACGTTGGCATCAACGATGCCACGCACCACCACACGGATCTGCTCACCAGCTGCAGAGGCAGCATCGAGAGCAATACCCACGGGGATGGAGTCTGCAGCGTTGCCACTGTCGCCTTTGGTGACGTACAGGGCAACATCAGCATCGGCCTGGGTGCCATCGAGGGAAACCACATCGCCTGCAGCGATTGCCTCAGATGCGATGAAAGATTCAATCTTGCGACGGCTCATGCTGGCAATGTCAGCACCGGGCTTCATGTAGTTGATGATTTCAGTGGTAGCCATTTATCTCATGCCTCCGAATCGAGCAGGACACCGTGGCAAGCCAGGCGACCAGTGGTGAGCTGCAGACGGGTGTGCACCTGCCAAGCCTCAGTGGCAGTGCCAGGCACCTGCATAGGATCGTGCACTTCGAAGTATGCCGACTCATCGGTGTAAACCTCGAATTGGCTGGAGGTCAGCGCGTATCCAGACACGGGCTTTGCAGGATTCTGTGCAGTAAAGCCCAGGGTATTGTCCACGTACACGCGTGCACCCCGGAATTCTGCGACCATGCCAGCATCCAAGCCATCACGGCCTGCAGCAGTGGTGTACCGCACCTGACCCTGGATGAGCTTCATGAAAGCGGCATAAGCAGCTGGGCTCAGGAAAAGCATATCCGGGGGAGCGCCTGCAGGATTGTACTGCATGCAGTTGATGAACAGCGTGTCAATATCCGACAGAGTGAGCGAACCACCTGCATCCTGGAATTGGTTGAACCAGTTTTGTGCCTGGTAGGTGGCCTTGCTCAGTCCGCCCACGCTGTTCTGCTGAGAAGCAGCAGCCACACCCTCAAACCATCCATTGGTGGCAGCAGTGGTGAGGCCGTTGAGGGTCTGCAGATTGGTGAGGCGAGCAGCTGCACCAGAGGTGGCAGCAGGGCCCTGGAAAATGCGCCGGGTGATGGCCTGGCGCATGTTGATCATGAGGTTTTTAACTTTGCTTTCAAGGATGTTGACGCGTGCCAATTCACCCTTGTTGGAAGTCTTTTCCACGATGTTCAAGCCGACGTGGTCGATGATATCGCACCACTCAAAATTGGCCGTAAGGAACGGATCGCTGAAATTGAGCGGTGTGGGCTCCCATCCGCTGCTAACCTGAGTCAGTCCGGAGGACTGCTCACCGATGATCACGGGCTGCTCAACACGTTGGCCCCCATTGACGCGGTGCAGGTTTCCGGCCTCTTCGACGGCCTTGAAAAGTGGATGTGCGACAAAGCTATTGTCCTGCAGCTTCTCGATGAGCAGGCGCAGGGTGGTACTGGATACCGATGAAGGTGCGGCCATTGCGCTCCCCTCCCTGATGTTTGATGGTTGGGTGTGTGGGCGTGCTCACAGAGTGCCAGGGCTTGTGCCTCATGTGAATCCAGACCGGGTGTTCACCAGCAGCAGGCCGTTGCTGGGAGTGTATCGGTTTTCCACAGGCTTGTGCAAGTTTTCCACAGCTTGTGCACATGTGGAAAACCCTATGGATAAAGATACCCACAGGGTTGTCAATAGGATGTGGAAAACCCTGTGGATAAAGATACCCACAGGGTTGTCAATAGGCTGTGGATAACCTGTGAGCCCTGTGGATAAGTCTTTCCCCACCTTATCCACAGGGCATGCACAAGCTACCGCGAACGGTCGAGCTCCTTGCTCAGTGCCAGGATCTCTGATGCACTCATGCTGCGCAGCTCCTGCCTGGATGGCTTTGCTACGCGTCCACTGGCACGCCTGCTGCCTGCAGTGGCTGTGAGTGCTGCTGCTCTGCTGGCAGTGCGCTCTGCAGTCCTGCGTGCTGCCTCCTGCTCTGCCTGCCTGCGCTCAATACGGGTGCGGATGATCTCAATGCCATCCTGCAGATTATAGTTTGGTCGCTCTTTTAAGAAGCTGACCAGCTCACCCTTAACTGCAGGATCCTCGAAAATATCGGGGTTCTCACGCTGCACCCGTGCAAAATCTGCACGGGCTTGCTCTTCCTGTGCCTGCTGCTGCAGTGGCTTGATGTGCTCCTCAAATATCCGCTGCTTCGTATGCGCTATCACGCTCTCAGGCTGGAACGGATCATAGTCAGGGAGCTCATCAGGTGGTGTGCCTGACAGTGCGCCCATGAGCTGCTGCAAGCGTGCCTCCTGCTGCTGCAGCATCTCAGCCCGTGCAGCCATTTCTTTGCGCTCTGCTGCCAGCTGCTGCGTCTTTCTGGTGTAGTCAGCACGCAATCCCTTTGCGTGCTTGTATGCATCCAGATCCACCTTTTCCAAATAGCTGAGCGTGTCATCCCAGCCACGTGCAGGTGCTGTGTCCTCTGCAGGTGCTGTGTCCTCTGCAGCAGGCTGTGCTGCCTCCTGCTCAAATGTCGCCACCTCATCATGTGTGGTCATCTGTTCAGTGTGCGGGCTTTCCATCATCTCTCTCTCTTACTTTGGACTGGTCGCACCACGATGGGTGTCACAGCAGTGCGATACCAGCCACGGTGAAAGCCGGGCGCTGTGCGGCTACCCAGCAGGATCATCGATGCTCTGTCACCACGTGGCAGGCGCACATTGCTGATGCGATCCAGCCTAAATGTCCGCCACGCAGCCAGGCCACCCGTGGCAGTCACAGATCCTGGCTCAGTGTACAGGTGCAAATAGCGCTTTCCATTCTTGGAAAAGATGGCATAGGGCACACCTACACGCCTGCCTGTGCGCCCATCCTCATCCACAGGACGATAGTGAAACTGCACAGGCAGGTGCTGCAGGATGGCTGATGTGAGCTTTGCTTTGCTGCTGCTGCCTATGAGCTCCAATGGTCTTTGGTCACGTGCAGACACACCCCGGCCTGAGATGCCCAGGGTGCCCAGCAGCTGGCGCAGGCTCAGTGCCATATGTCAGCCCATCCGCCGCAGCAGCATCTCATCCATGTCCTCTTCTTCATCGATGAGCTGCGCAGCACCCTCATCGTATGCCACATCCTCTGCCAGCTCTTCCTCCTGCAGAAAATCGCGAAAGTCGCGATCCCGGCTCAGCTGCATCAGGTGGTCAGTGATCACGATGAGCTCATTGTCACCACGCACATCCTCTGCACGCACAGGTGATGGCTTGCCATAGGATTCTGCTGCTTCCATCACTGCAGCCAGGTAGCGCACCAGGTCTGCATCAAGCTCATCCACAGGCGCAGTGTATGGGCGCGATTCAAGCTCACGATCCATGAGCGCCACTACTTTACGGATGGCTTCTGCCAGTGCGGTGACGGTGCTTGCCTTGTACGGCTTCTCAGGCCGGGGGATGAGCTCAGCCAGGGTATCCCCGATCATGTCGTCGGCTTGCTCAGCGATGATGAGCACATCAGCACGCTCATCAGGCATCTTTTCAGTCAGTGGCATCACAGGCTCCTATCAGGTGGCAATCCGGGTGCCTCAGGCAGAACACCTGCAGGAGCTGGTGCGCCTGCCTCCATTGGTGCTGCCTGTGGCTCAGGTGGTGGTGGGGGTTCAATGACATTGAAATCCTCAGGGAAATCAAATGCACGGATAATCTCTGCACGCAGCTTCTCAGGTGACACACCCAGCTGCAGCAGCAGCCCGGCCTGGGTGACCAGCGCCTGCTGTTTGGTCAGGTCACTCATCGGAGTGCTGCCAGCATCCACTGCCCAGTACTCGAAATCACCTGTAAGATCATCTGCACTGAGCATCGTGGGGCCGATTGGATTGGGCAGGCTCAGTGGCTCAGCTTCATCACCCAGCATCACGCTCAACATGATGTTGTAAGTGCGTGCTGCATTGCTGATCACTGCATCACGTATGCGAGCCATCCGGCCTATGTCTGATGAGGAATAAGCAGCCAGCAGCCTGTTCTCAGTGGCTGTGATGCCTGTGGCCTCACCACGGGTGAAAGGTCCCAGCACCCCACTGTCATTGATATCCTGCAGCACCTGCGCAGCATACAGCGACACATCAACAGGGATGGGTGGATTGGGCCCAGGCACGATCTCAGCAGCGATGCTGGTGCCAGGTGGTGCGTCTACTTCGATAAATTCGCCATCCAGACCCTGTGCCATCTTCGATGCTGCGGACTCGCTTAGAAAGCCCTCACGCACCAGCCACTGGCGTGCCATCCTGCGCACTCCCTGTGATTGGTACGTGCGCATTACATTTGCCTCACGCAGCTGATCTCTGATGCGTGCCAGCAAGGCATAGCCACGCAGGGGGATCTCAGGATCCCGTGAGAAATACAGGGGGATGATGGGCACCACTGGCCTACCACTGGCGCTCTTATATGGGATCCCACTGGTCACGTGCTCTGTCTCCTGCACGATCTCATCCAATCCAGTGTCAGTGCCAGCAGAGGGATGAAGCGCACCCACCTGCACCTTTACACCAGTGAATAAGAATCGATCGCCATCTTTGTAGTCAGGCGACCACACCAGGAGCTCATCGGCCTGCAGATCATACATCTCCACCACGCGCACCCATCGCCCATCATCTGTGACGGCCTGCCCATAGTCGGACTGCAGGGGGCTCACTTCCTGGCTGGTCTGGTCGATCCATGATGTGTACTCACGTGCAGCAAACCCATCACGGCGTTTGTTGTAGCGCACAGCTGCCTCATCCAGTGGCATGAGGTACACATGCCCCACATATCGCTGTGCCTCCCAGCTGCTGGCAGTGGCATCCAAGATCACTTCCCACGGAGGGACTGCTGCAGTGGATACGCGTTTAAGAGGATCCACATTTGCCACGGGTGCCAGCTTTAGGAAAGCGCAGGGAAAGCAGAGCGCCAGGCGTGTGGCATCTTCAATCTGCTCACGTGCGCTAAGAAGATACCGATTTGCCGTGGCCTCACTTACCTGAGGATTGCCACGGCCACGGATATCAGGTCCACAGATCACAGCAGGATTTTTGGCATACAGACTGCCCAGGTAGCTCTCCACCACAGCGAAGGCTTTGGGGAGCTCCGTGCGCAGCACCTGGCTCATGTCCCCGTATGGGATGGACTGGCGCTCTTTCCAGTACCGGGTCATGTAAAAAGATTTGAGCTCACGCAGCTCTGCACGCTGGTCATCCCAGTAGGCATCATGCTGTGCCAGGATCCGCTGTATTTCCTCTGCTTTCATATCTATGCCCCTGCTCAGAATGGTAGCCCACTGCTGCTGATGCGTCTTGCCTTTGCTTTATCTATCAGGCTTTCAGCCCTCACACGTGTGGCCCTGTGTCCCTCAGTCCGCCAACTGGGCGGTACATCTGCCAGTGCACGATACGCCAAAGCGCAGGCCATTGCCATATCATCGTGCTGGGTAGGTGGTGCCTGTGGTGTCGCCTTACCCTCAGGCAGTGTCAGGCTGCGCAGCTCGAGCCACATCGCTCTGTCCATGCGTGTGATTACTTCCAGGTGATCGCGCAGGACTGAAAGCGCATTCAGCTTGCTCTGCATGGTGGTAGTCCACGGCCTGCCTGTGCGTGGATCTCGCCACAGGGTGCGGTATCCACAGTGCTCGATTTCCAGCAGCAGTGCGTGACCGTGGTTGTTGCTTTCAGCCAGGATGAGCGCCTGGTTGTACCGGGTAGCCACGCGCACTACCTCATGTGCCCACTCACGCGGTGTGAGTTTATTGCTGCGCTGCACGTACACAGGCTGCAGGGTGCCCACTGACACCACCACCAGTGCTGAGTAGTCACCACCTACACCACCACCTACATCCACACCCATCACGTACCGGTCCATATGGTGCGGTGCTTCCAGCTGGCGCTGCGCACCCACTGCATCCACAGGCTCAATACGCTGCATGATGGCAGGGTCAAACCAGGCCCCGCTCAGGCGCAGCATGCAGTCCTCTAAATCGCCTGGGTACTCAATGCGGAAATTGTCCAGACCCAGCTGCAGGATCTTGCGCCTGCGCCAGTACAGCTGAGGAATGCTCAGCCCGTATTTCTCCTGCTCCTGCTGCTCCTCTTTGGTCAGTGATGCAGGGAAATCATCAGGCCACGTTTCATCCTGATATGCAGGGTGCTCATGCCAGTACATGCTGATCAAATGCCAGCCATTGTCCGGTGCACCGCGCACTATCTGTGAAAAGCGGTCATTTGGATTCTGTGCAGTGCTCTCGATGATGAGCAGACCCTGGTCACCTACAGCAGCATCTGTCTGCTTTAAAACCTCATCTTGATTTGGTGCATATGCAAATTCAGACACCACAGCAGCGATGGGCTGGAAGCTGCGCAGCCCCGTCTTTGAGCGTGTGGTGAAAGCTTTAATCGACGCACCCGTATCATCCAGCACCAGCTCACCTGCATTGCCTATCCGAAGCGGACGCCTGAGCTGCGCAGGGAGCTCATCCAGCCACCTCCTATGCTCACGCAGCAGGACTGCAGCAGAGTCTGCACGCATCGATACCAGGGCACACATGGCTGCATGTGGTGTGGTCACAGCCAGGTGCTGCAACACCATTTTGCACCCAGTGGTGGCTGCTACCTGCCTCGCTTTGATGATGCAGATGCGTTTGTGCCCGTCTTTCACAGCCTGGAAAATCTTCTGCTGCATGGGCAGTGGCTGGAAAGGGATTGGCTGTTTTGTATCTTTGTCCGCCACTTTGTGCAGCAGAGCAAAGTGCGCCACATCACTCAGCACGTGGCTGAGCTTATCGTGCAGCAGCTGGGGCACAGTGGCCGGGATGTAGACCGTCAAGGTGTGGCCTTATCCAGCAGCCACTGCAGGTCTGCTGCCAGGTGGCGCACCAGCTCATGCCTCACATCAGTGCACTGCAGGCGCAGCACTGCCAGGCTCACAGTGATCTGTGCCACGTGCTCGATCGTGGTGGTGTCAATCGTGGCAGTGGGCTGTATAAGTGGCTGCTGCTGCGCAGTGACGGGTGCAGGCTCCTCACGCATGCCAGGTGCACGCCTGATGCTCTTATGATGCCTGAGCACAGCATCACGGGGGATGAGCCATGCGCCTGAGCTATCGCGCCACCCTTTAATCTTGCCTTTGCTCAGCCATGTCTGGATGGCTTTGTGTGTCCGGCCTGTCAGGCTGGATGCCTCTGCCACGGTGATGAGTGGATGTGTGTCCATAGTGCGGGCTCCTCTGTGTGTGTCAGTCAAGGTGTACGGTGACACCAATGCGTGAGGCTGTGCGCTTTGCATCTTCCAGGCTGGATGCCTCACCAGCACCGATGGGCTCACCCTCATCAGTGCCACGGCGCACAATCCATACCCAGCTGCCTGGGCATCGCATGTGCACTGCGCGGTGTGTGGTCTGTGTCTGCTGCATCCACACACCGCGATCATAGATCCATTTTAGGCTGCTATTCATCGCCAGGCCCCGGTATCAGGCTCAGCACTGCTGCCAGCTCCTCAAATCCCTGGCTGCTGGCACCCTGCTCATCTGCCTGCTCAGGCGTGCCATGCTGCAGATGTCCACGCTCGAGCATCGTCCACTGGCGCAGCACCGTCTCAAGCCAGGCTGGCGCATCTTCCCCGTCTTTGAGGTTTTCACTGGCGATGAGCAGCAGGGCTGAAAAAACTCCCTGCAGATCCCGGTCGCGTGCTGTCTCATACAGCAGGCGCTCACCCAGTACCCTGCGTGCCATGCCTCACCCCCCACTGAATAGATGTGCAGCACGGTACAGATTTATCAAAATAAATCGCACATGTGTATTGACCCGTGGCCGGATTCAAAGTATTAATAAGACCATGAGCAGCGACGCTCATGCACTACCAACACAGAGGACACACACAATGACCATCGACAACATCAAGCACGCCATCCACTCCATCAGCACTGACACGGATCTGCAGCAGCTGCTGCAGGTGCAGGAGTCAATTTTTGCACTGGCTATGCAGGCCACCACACTGGATGAGCTCTACAGCGTGCTGTGCTTGCAGACACAGCTGTACAGCCAGGTGAGCACTGAGCAGCAGCATCAGCTGGGTGTGGCATCAGGCGCATGGATTTGTGATCTGCCCATCTTCAGTGAGGACTACCCAAGCATGGAGGGTGTGTGGTCTTTCAATGACACGCACATGCTCACGGGTGAGGGATGGGCTCAGTGGGAAATCGTGGCACGCCACTGATACACAGAAAACCGCACTACCAACACAGAGGACACACACAATGATTAACTTTAACCAACGCTTCTACATGATCAATCTGGCCAGCTGCACGCAGCAGCAGTATGAGCAGCTGGCTGCACTGCACGATGCCTGTGGTGATCTGCACGACTACACAGGCGCACATGCAGCAGTGGATGAGATGGAGACATATCCACGGGACTGGATGGAAACGCTGCAGGCATGGCTGGATGGGCAGTATGAGACTGCTGATGCTTATGATCTGTTTGCAGAGGATATGAGCATGCAGAACAATCCAGAAAGTACTGAGGCAATGCTGCTGGGCATGGCTCCGAACTACTGACACCAGGGGGGCATCAGCCCCCCATTTAATGCACTACCAATGGAGGACACTACGATGGAAAAAGCACAGGCGCTGGCGTACTACAGAGAGCAGATGGATCTGGTGAGGAGACGCAGGCACAAGCTCAATATCTATCAGGGGGGGGAACACCCTCAGGCACTTGATGCAGTGCTGGCAGAGGCAATACAGCACGGGCTCACCCGTCGCGAGCTGCAGGCTGAGCTGCACGGTGTGGACTGCAGCAGGATCCTCTCACTGGGTAGCCTGCTGGCTATGGACTGCAGTCAGGTGCCGATGACACGCCTGCGGTACATCTGTCACATGGCGATGGAGCACATGGTGTGCGCCCACATTAATGTCACTGGCCATGATATCGATGAGCGGTATGAGATCATTGATGCAGATGGGCAGGTGCTGAAAAGCTATTATCCATCCATGCTGGCATTTGTATTCATCCGTGCACTCACTGTGCAGCTGCAGGATGCCAGGCAGGCGCAGGTTTTCCGGGTGTGGTGTCTGGAATCTCTGTACCCAGAATATGAGCGCAGGGCAGGCAAGCCCCATGCAAATGCCGCACGCATGGCTGCTATCCAGTGGGGGCAATCATGAGCCCGGTGATGTGCCGGGTGCACCCGGATAGGCAGGCCAGCTGGGAGAATGGTGAGCTCTGTGAGGGCTGCAGGAGCAGGCTGCGTGCTGCCACCAGGCGCATGCAGCGATGCCTGCCACTGACACGGGCACAGATGGAGACAGTGACGGGGATGGGCAGGCCACCCATCCCGGTGCTGCAGGCGTTCGATATTCCTGCCATGCGCCAGGCAGGCACAGGCCGTGCTGGCTATGGCACTGGCAGCAGGTGTAAGAAGCGACCAGGCCGTGCCTATGGACTGCGTGCTGTGGATGGCTTGACATGGCAGGTGATTGCCATCAGGCTGGGATACTCATCTGCTGCAAACTGCCTGAATGCAGCAAAGAGGTATGCAGAGCGTGAAAAACTGCCCTTCCCCCCCGTCCCCTTTGCTGGCACATAATAAAAACGCTCTGGGCTCACTTCACAAAGCCCAGAGCGTTAGTGTCGTACCCGCACTACCAGGAGGACAGGACATGTCTAACACATCGCTCATGTATTGGGAAAGATCCCGGCTCATCTTTGCAAGCTCACTCCCTGCACGTGAAAAATTCACGCTGCTGGCTATCAGTGACCACCTGGGCTCAAATCCAGAGTGCTGGCCCAGTGTCGCCAGGCTGCAGCTGCGCACCGGACAGAGCAGGACGACCATATTGCGCAGCCTGCAGGCATTGGAGCAGTGTGGTGCGCTCCACATCACACGCAGCACTGGCAGCTCACACAGGTACAGCATCTGTGTGGAGTGGCTGCAGGCGCACCCGTCTCAGATTGATACCGGTATCAAATCGACACCGGTATCAAATCGACACCACCCCCCGTCTCAGATTGACACGGGGGGGGTATCAGATTGGGACGGGGGGGGTATCAAATTGACACCCAAAGGAGACAAGGAAGGAGATCAGGGAAGGAAATCAGGGAAGGGTATCAATTCTAATACCCGAAAATCCCTTTTAAGCATTCCAGATGTGATTGCGATTGCCATCCCTGATGAGCTCACAGAGGCACTGCCTGGCTATGCTGCTGCTTTTGAGCAGTGGGTGCAGGTCAGGAAGGGGAGGGAATGGCGCAGGTCACCACAGCAGACTGTGGCATTCCATAGAAAAATGCTGCGTGCACATGATGATGGGAAAGATGTGCTGGCAGCTATGCAATCCGCTTTTGAAGGTGGATGGAGTGGCATCAAATCTGAGTGGATGCAGGACAGGCCACGTGCACGTGATACAAAACAGACACCCGCACTAACTACTGACTACACAGCCCTGTACCGGGCTCAGATCCTCGGAGGACTGAAATGAATCCATTGTACAGCATGATTGCTGGCATCATCTGCACCAGCTCTGCACTGCTCTTCTCTGGCCTGCTGGCACCTGAGATCATCGATTACTTCTTTCCCATCTGCACAGGCATTGCCTGCATGCTCAGTGGCCTGGCATTCATGCTGGACATGGCAGGTGAGCGATGATGGTCACTGAGGATACCATCTGTGATGTGCTGGGATTTTTCCGTGGCTGTGGACTGAAGAGCACACCCAGCGATGATGATGCACGACACTGGGTGCGCGTGCTCAGTGATGTGCCTGCAGTGCTCCTGCACATGGCTGCTGAGCACTACGTGCGCACGCCAGCAGCAGACCGGGATAACAAGCTGCGCGGTGTGCGATTCTGTCCCTCTGCTGCAGAGCTGCGCAGCATCGCCTTTGGACTCGAAAGCACACAGCGCCAGCAGGTGACTGAGACACGCAGGGGATGTTTTCGCTGTGGCGAGCTGGTGGCAGAGGATGGCAGCATCACAGAGCATGGGAGTGGATACCGCACCCTTATACAGCACTGCCATCCCTCTGCAGATGGCGTGGTGGACTGGAATGGGCACCCATACAGGATCGGCATGCGCAGGTGCCTCTGTGACTGTGAAAAAGGGAAGTGGATCCACCACCAGCACAGCCTGCTGGACAAAGACACGCTTCCACCACACGTGCAGAAAACCTGGGCACCTACGCTCACCTGTGACCAGGCTTTTGATGCATTCAGCAGAGCAGATGCCAGGGTGTACATCACGGGCAGTGATCTGCGCCTGCATAGGCATGATGTGCGACCGGGATCCCCCTGGTTCACCAGGCCCTCACCTGAGGAGACTGATGGAGACACAGAGCGTGCAGGTGATGTGCGCAGGCTGTGCTATCAGGTGATCAAAGGCGAGATAGATCCACGCACACGCATGCCTGTCAGGCTGCAGAGTTA